AAGAGGCCGCAACTACTCGTTGGTTCCGGCCAGAGTAACCGGGGCGACGCCGGCCCGTGTCTACGATCACGCCTTTATCCAACAATTTGCTGTAGCGTGCCGTGACACTAGAGTAAGCGAGGGCTGGGTGCTTATCCCTAACCTCGTCACTGATGCAGCCGTCGCTTCCAAAACCGTAGATGGTCTTGTAGACGAGCGCCTCTAGCCGCGTTGTATCGATGCTGTCGTATGCTTCTTGAGACGTATCGCTTACCATAATTTTTCTCCTATCCAAGTTCGGCCCAGTTCGGACCAATGCCGCCCTCGACAAGATTGTCGACAGGCGCGTCGGGGAACATGTCGAGGTATCCCTTGACCATGTCCTGTTCCATGATGGCGAGGCACCGCTTCGTGTCTTTAACGGCGGCCTCGTCGATCAGAGCATCGTGGATGGTGGACAGCATGCGGGTCATCCGCTGCCTGCCCCTAGCCCGCTCGACATCGAGCGAGTTCTTATGCCGGGTGATGGCGCGTGCCATGATCGACAGCGCCGCCCGTTGTACCGGGTAGTTGGCGCACTTCGGCATGTCCGGCCTCTTGCCCATATAGATGGTGCCGCCGTCGATCATCCTGATGTTCTTCGTTTTGGCGACCTCGTCCATGATGTCGTATCGAAACTTGAACGCGTTGCTGTACCGCTGCTCCCAAAAATCGATGTACCCCTGCGCCGTGTCTATCGAGCAGCGCATGGTCGCGGACAGGCCGGTCGCTGCTGACCCATAGATTATGCCAAACGACACGCCCTTGGCCGCCTGACGCGCCTCCTTGCCGGCCTTGGTCGCCTTGTCGATCTTGTGGCCGGCGATAACGGCGGCGACCTCTGAATGGACGTCTCCCCCGACCATGTCCTGCAGGAGCTGCTCGTCGCCGGACAGGAGCGCCAGCACGCGCAGCTCGATGCCAGAGTAGTCGAGGGAGACTAGCCGCCGGCCCATGCCCGCAACAAACGACCGGCGGACCGATGTCGCCTCCCCTAACAATTCCCGGTCGCGCGGTATCTGTTGCAGGTTGGGGCCGGAGCATGAGAACCGGCACGTCTTGGCTGCGCCGATGTTGAACCTCGCGCGGACCCGCTTGTCCCTCGATAGGACCGCCTTGGCGAGGAGAAGATCTCCGAAACTGGAGAGATATTTGCTGATCGTTTTATATTCGCAGAGCGTGTCGAGGAACACGACCAGTGGGTTCGACCCGTTGACCGCCATGGCACCGGCGAGTCTCTTGAGGGTGTCGTTCGCCATGGACAGCTGCCCGGTCTTCTCGGTCCGAGGCCACGCATCCAGCACGTGGTCCGGCATGTTCAGAGCGAAGTAATCGGACCATTGGCTGCCGGAGTTTATGTTGGCGACCTCGTCTGGCCCGACCATCTCTCTGATGCTCTTGACGCGGTCGGCCTTCTGCTTGGTCCACAGGTCGATCAGCTTCTTATGATGAACGGGATCGAGCAACATGCCGGCCTGTTCCATCTCGGCGACGGCGGGGACCATGTCGTTGAGCATTTTAAACCCCATCCAGCGACCGGGATCGGCCTGCTCCGCCCAATATTTCCAGAGCGCCCACGTCCAGTGCGCGTCGCTGTAGGCGTAGTCGAGCTGCTTCTTGGAAAGTCTCTTGGCACCCCAGTCGCTGACCTGCTCCTCTTTGTCCATCTGGTGATCCAAGTCCCACGCCAGCACCTGCTTGAGCGAGTAGCCGCCGCCGCCGAGGATGGCGCGGCGCAGGTTGCCGACATCGAGGCAATTGATATTGACGCCAGCGTCGGCGAAGAACGAGTTCTCGAATGAGGCGTTGAACACGACCCACTGGCCGTCTTTGAATAAATGGGCAACCCGCCGGAAGCCTCCGGGGAACTTGTCGAAGTCAATCAGGTAGCGGCATTTGTCGTTGCACAGGGTGACCAGACGGGCGCGGCACTCCTTGGCAACGAGGCCGGTCGTCTCGAAGTCCAGCGCGGTCAGCCCTGTCTTGATGCACCGCTTGATGGCGCGCTCCATGGAGGCCTCTGTTGACACTCTGGTGTATTTCAATGAAGATGGTTCCATAGCTTCAGATTAACCTCCTGTGGCTAACGAAAATGCAACGTCCTCAAGCAGCTAAATCTAGGCCCGGCCCCGCAAGGAGCCGGGCCTAAACTTTAGCTATTTGCGCTTCTTCTTCGCAGCTGCTTTTTTGCGCTTCTTCTTCGGCGTGTGACCATCGATCAGGTCTGCCTTGGACATCTCACCGGCCAAGAACGCCGCTGCGCTTTCGCGGCTGACCCATGCCTCGACGTCTAGTAGAGGCTTGTAGTTCTTGTTTCCCTGCGCTTCGAACTCGGTCGCCCCGAAATAAATCATCGGCATGTCGGGTTCCTCCGCCGCTGACCGGACACCGATCGCCTTCATCAGATCGCCGATCGAGTTCCGGCCCGACTTCGACGTCGAGCTGAACTTGACCTGCGCGAACGCATTGTCGCAGGTGAGCAGACCGAAGCCGAGGAGCTGCTGCCAGCCCTCGCCGCTGCTCTCGCGGTATGGCCCGTGGTCCTCTAGGCTGTCTTTGTGGACCGATTGCTCGGCACGCCGGAGGACCGACCACTCGATACGCGCGATCGGTTTGCTGTTCTTCCAGCAAAGCCAGCCCTCGATGAACGAGTGCGGCTCGACCAGATAGAGCTGATCAGGATCAATACCGGACTGGTCTCGACCGAGGCTGTACTCCCCGCTTTTGCCGGAGAACGACAAGTAATCGACGCTGCTGGCTCCCCCAGTCGTCGCCTCGTCGGCGGCCTCGTTGAGGGCGTTGGCCAACGCGTTGCCGTCAACCGCCGGCAGGTTGGCGTTGTCCAGATACGATGTTAAAGATTTTGCCATCTCACTATTTCCTCATTTTGTCACGTTGCAATGTGGGCGCTACGCCCGATCAACCAACAACCGCTCTGACGGGTTGCCGGTTGTCTCAAATGGCGACAGGTCAATGCCTGCCGCCTTCACGGCCTTCCTGTCGAGGGAGGCGCGTCCCTTGGTGACCGACAGCGTCACGTTGATGCCGCCGACGACCGCCTTATTCGTTCCTCGCTGTCTGAGGCCGCGCTTGATGTCCTCGGACAGACCGGCCTTTTCTGTTTTGATGGCGTCCTCCAAATCCTTCAGCTCCATGTAGCGGAGGGCAGCGACGTCGAAATTGCTGCTCCGGTTGGCCCGCTTCGGTTGGCCCGCTTCTAGATGCACGCCGCACGTCTCCCTGAAGGGGCACATTTTGCACTCGTTGCCGCCGTCTCGCCTGCCTTCTCGGTCGAGATTGCGCACGTCTTTCGTGCGTAGGATTTTAGACGAGCGCCGCGCCATTTTATCGAGGATCGCTCGGTTGCGCGGCACGGGCACCTCGATCAGATCGTGATAGTTCGACGCGTCCATGTAGATCAGCACGCCGGAGAGGCCGACGCCGTCGGGGCGGTCGATGTGCTGGTCGATCATCTCCATGGCGATCTCCAACTGCGCGACGTGGCCTACCCTCGGCAAGTTCGACTTGTTGGTGCGGGGGTCGATGGTCTTGAACTCCGGCACGATCCACTCGTCGTCGTACTCGATGACGCCGTCGGGCGTCGAGCTGATCTTGCGCTTCTCATCTTGTAGGCTGAGCTGGTACTTTCCGGTGTAGCGCAGCGGCACGTTGGCGGCCAGCAGACTGTCGACGAGGAACTTCTCACCGTGCGTGCCGCGCCGGGCGAAGCCCCAGTCCTGCGGCTCCTCCTTAGCTCCATGCTTCTGATACCACTGGCGGCGTATGCAGCTCAATGCCTCAGACGAGTTGAGGTATTTGTTGCGTTTCCTCGGGTCGAAGCGTCCAGCGTCGTTGGTGTCTGATCCGATGATCAGTTTCTCCGTAAGAGTTCTCATCGATTCCTCCTCCTCGCGTTGGTTAGGCCCTGTTGCAGATGGTCGACTAAAATCTGGAGGTACTCGACGTCGAGCGGTCGATCCTCCGTTGCCATGCTCATCATCACCAGCACGCGGCGGAGAGCACGGTCCATCTCCGAAGGCGGGGTCGTGTCCCAGCGGAACGTCGGGATACTCACAGGGAATAATCCTGCCGCCAGCACAAGCGCCAGAAGAGAGGCCGGTATTCTTTGTGCACAACCTCGACGGCCTCGTTGATGCAGTTATCGAGGTGCTGGCTGTCGAGAGGGGTCAGCATGACCGGCGGGCTGGCCTGTCGTTCCATGCACTGGCCGAGGAGCCTCTTGAGCCGGCCGATGGCGCATTGCGGGCACACGCTGCTGGCTGCCTCGGCGTCTCCCTTCACCACCATACGCCTATGCCCGTCTGGGCACGTTACCAGCCAGACATCGACCAGCCCGCCCTCTAAGCTATCGTCGGCTTTTGTTGTTCTAATCATTTTCATGCACCTTCGTAATATTAAGCCAAAAAAGCTCAGCCGCCGTCTAATGGCAACCGTATTTGGCTTGGCGAATCGAGCGCAAGATTTGAAGGCTGACGACGAGTTTCAACTGAGCCACCATCAAATAGTCCCT